ACTCAGCTTACCCCTCCGCGAAATTGAGCATAGGGGGGGCTTGATGCGTGGGAGGAAGCCAAAGCCCACAAAATTGAAAGAATTGGCCGGGAATCCAGGCAAAAGGCCCTTGAATTCGAGCGAGCCGCAGCCACAGGTGCCCGACAAAACGCCGTACGTCCCTCGACACCTGAATGATGAGGGCAAGAAAGAGTGGCGTAGGGTCGTCTCGCTGCTGATGGACCTGGGTCTCTACACCGAGATCGACCGGGCGGCACTGGCGATGTACTGCCAGGCATGGGGCCGGTGGGTCGAGGCGGAGAACAAGCTACAGGAAAAGGGGGCAGTCCTTACCAGTGAGGAGACCGGCGGGATGTACCAGAATCCGTGGCTGAGCGTAGCCAACAAAGCCTTTGAGCAGGTGCGCAAGCTTGAAGCGGAGTTTGGCATGACGCCCTCGTCTCGCTCTCGCGTGACCGCGGTGAGTGGTGCAGAGGAGCCAAGCCTGGCCGATCAGTTGTTTGGGATCATCCAAGATGCCGATTAAGTTCACTGCCGAGCAGTATGTGGAGGATGTGCTCAGCGGGAAGCAAGTTGCTTGCCGGTGGGTATGGCTGGCCTGCGAACGGCATAGACGGGATCTGGAAACAGGCCAAGATCGCGGATTGCATTTTGATGAGCAGACGGCCAAGAAAGCCATCGCCTTTTTCCGGCTGCTGAAACACTCCAAAGGGGAATGGTCGGGGAGGCCGATCTCGCTCGAACCGTGGCAGCAATTCCTGATCTGGAGCCTCTTTGGCTGGAAACGAGAGGATGGGACCCGGCGATTCAGGACCTCCTACCTGGAGGTGGCCCGGAAGAACGGCAAGACGACGATGGCCGCGGGGATCGGGCTTTACCTGATGCTGGCGGATGAGGAACCGGGGGCCGAGATTTACAGTGTGGCCACGAAACGGGACCAGGCCCGATTGTCGCATGGGGAGGCCACAAGGATGGCCAAGGGCTCCCCTGCGATCCGCAAAGAGGTGACTGTCTTTCGGGACAACATTCACATCGTGGATACCGCCTCCAAATTCGAGCCGCTGGGGGCGGATGCGGACACGATGGACGGGCTGAACGTGCATGGGGCCCTGGTCGACGAAGTGCACGCCCATAAGACAAGGGACGTTTGGGACGTGATCGAGACCGCGACCGGATCCCGCCGGCAGCCAATGATGTTCGCGATCACGACCTCGGGATTCGACCGGCAGAGCTTGTGTTTCACGCAACACGAGTACACGGAAAAGATCCTGGACCAGGTGATCGACGATGATAGCTGGTTCGGGTTGATTTACACGCTCGACAAGCGACGGGATGGGGATCCCGACAGTGTTCAAGATGACGACTGGGAAGATGAGGCGAATTGGATCAAGGCCAATCCAAACCTGGGGGTCAGCAAGAAATGGGACGACATGCGACGGAAGGCGCAACGGGCCAAAGAGATGCCCAGCGCGCTCAACGCCTTCCTCCGGTTGGAATTGGATATCTGGACTCAATCTGTGACCAAGTGGGTCTCGGTAGAACATTGGAATGCCTGCGCGAAAGCGGTCGACACAGACGGATTGAGGGGGAGAACGTGCTATGCCGGCCTGGACCTGTCGAGCAATATCGACGTCAGCGCGTGGGTGCTGGTCTTTCCTCCACAGTCAGAGGAAGACGATTACCAGATCGTGCCCCGTTTCTGGATCCCGGAGGAGGCCATGGTCGAACGGTCGAAGCGCGACCGGGTGCCCTATGATGCCTGGGTCCGGCAGGGCTTTATCACGGCCACACCGGGCAACGTGATCGACTATGCGTGGATTTTGCACCAAATCGACGAAGACGCCCAGCACTATGATATCCGCGAAGTGGCGTTTGACCGGTGGGGAGCGACCAAGATCCAGACCGAGCTGATGGAACGGGGTGGGGAGGACTGGATGGTACAATTCGGGCAGGGGTACGTCTCCATGTCCCCGCCGATGAAAGAGCTCGAACGGCTGATCCTGGAGCATGGCCTGGCGCATGGGAACAATCCAGTGCTCAACTGGATGGCGGACAACCTGGTGGTGCGACAGGACCCGGCCCAGAACATCAAGCCGGACAAGGAACGATCCACGGAAAAGATCGACGGCATGGTGGCCCTGGTGATGGGCCTGGATCGGGCATTGCGACACGAGCCGCCGAAACGATCGGTCTACGAGGACAGGGGACTGGAGACTGTATGAAAAAGCAGGGCAAATACTACTGGTATCGACGCTGTTATTTCAGAGGATGGTCCTGGCTAGGTCTATTCAATACGGTCATGGGATGCCTTTTCAATCGCGTTCTGGTTCACGCTATCGATCATCGGTCAGGTAAAACGGTCAGCTGGTATTGGAATCCAGCGCATTGGTGGGGCCCAGCACCGGATCATGTTACCTTTGCAGGAGAGCGGGTCACTATACCGTCATCGGAGTGCATTATTGGAAGCACGATGCTTCTGGTTCCATTCCGGTTTAACCGTGGTGGCTTTGATGAATATGCATACTGTGAGATGGATGAGATCAAGGCTCTTGATTTGCTCAAGCGCACCAATCTCCTGACGTTTGAAATCAACGGCGACAAAGCCACTATCGTGGGAGCGACCGTATGAAACTGTTCGACCGTTACCCCACCTTGCGCAAGGTGATCGTGAATCTGAAAACCGAAAGGGCCTTTCGCGGGGTCGTCTGGCAAAAGAAACGCACTCACTTGATCCTGCGCAACGCGGAATTGATCAAGCCGGATGGGGCCACGGTGCGAATGGATGGCGAGGTGCTGCTGATGGCCGATAACATAGATTTCGTGCAGGTGCTCTGATGGTGGCGATACAGAGCGTCGGACAGTTGGAAACGATGCGAGAGCCGTGGTGGCCCAAGATCAACTATGGGTCGGTCAAGCTGTATGACCAGTACAACTATGACTATGCCACCCTCTACCGGACCCAGCCGAACGTGCGCACCTGCGTGGATTTCCTGGCAAGAAATATTGCCCAGCTCGGATTGCACGTATTCAAGCGGGTGGGGGAAACAGACCGGCAGCGATTGCGCGATCACCCACTGGCCCTGCTGATTGCCCAGCCATTGGATCCGCAGTTCAAGGTCACGCGCTACCGGCTGATCGAATCCCTCGTGGGGGACCTGGGGGTCTATTTCAATGCCTTCTGGCTCAAGGTTCGGGGACAAGACCGGCTGCAGTTGCTCCGGGTCCCTCCCCAGTTTATGGAGGTGAGTGGGAGACTGGTGGCCACCAAGTACCAGATCGACTTGGGGACCGAAAAGAAAACCTTGGATCCGAATGACGTGGTGCACTTTCGTGGCTACAATGCCGAGAGCGCGATCCAGGGATTGAGCCCACTGGAAACCTTGAGACGGGTTCTGGCAGAGGAGCACAGTGCCGGCGATTACCGGGAACACTTTTGGCAGAACGCAGCCAGACAGCACGGGATCATCGAGCGGCCTGCGGATGCGCCCACCTGGAGTGATACGGCTAGGGCCCGGTTCAAGGCGGAGTTTGAGGCGCTCTATGCCGGCGGGGAGAATTCGGGCAAGACGGCGATTTTGGAAGAGGGCATGACCTGGAAAGCGGGGACGTTCAATGCCCAGGAGAGCGAGTATCTTGGGGGAAGGAAACTGACCCGGGAAGAGTGTGCGAGGGCGTATCACATTCCTTTGCCGATGGTGGGCATCCTGGATCACGCGACTTTTTCCAACATCAAGGAACAGCACAAGAACCTCTACCAGGATTCTCTAGGGCCCTGGCTGGCGATGATCGAGGAGGAGATGGGGCTACAGCTCCTTCCCGAGTTCGAGGATACCGATGGGGTCTATGTCGAGTTCAACATCGCCGAGAAATTGCAGGGGTCTTTCGAGGAACAGGTACAGGCCCTTCAGTCTTCTGTCGGGGCGCCGTACATGACCCGGAACGAGGCACGGGCGCGAATGAACCTACCGCGTATGGAGGACCCGGGGGCCGATCAGTTGGTGACCCCTTTGAACGTATTGGTAGGCGGGCAGGCCAGTCCCAGGGACGCGACCCCGGAGACCCGGGCCCGGGAAATCACGACCAAGGCCATCGACGTGTACAATCCCGACCTGCGACAGCGACACGAGGAACAGTGGCGGAGAGTATTGGCGCGACATTATCGCCGGCAGGAGGCTGCGCTGGCCGGGCGCGTTTCCGGCCGCGATGCACAGACGAAGGTGGATTTGGGAGGAATCTGGTACGACGAAGAGCGATGGGACAGCGAGCTGTACGCGGATCTCTTGCCCCTGAACGCGAGCACGAGCCTGGATTGGGCAGGACGAACAGCCGAGGCACTCGATCAGGAATTGGACCAAGAGGAGCTAGAGCAAAGGACTTTGCCCTGGCTGCAAGAGCATTCGCGGGTACAAGCGGAGTACCTGAACGATTACACGCGGGACCAACTTTCGGCGGCATTGAAAGAGCCGGAACCGAAAGACGCAGTGAAGAAATTGTTTGAGCAGGCGATCAGCGTCTGGGCCGTGCGAGAGGCCGCGAGCGCGGTGACTACCGCGCTCAATTTCGGGGCGGTCGAGGGAGCTGTGGTCAGTGGCCTGCAATTCAAGACCTGGCAAGTGAATAGCACGAATCCCAGAGATGAACACGCGGCATTGAACGGGACCACGGTGGGGATCCGGCAGCGATTCCCGAACGGCATGCGCTGGCCCGGGGACCCGGCAGGGGGCGCGGAGAACAACGCTTATTGCCAGTGCACGGTGAGATTCTCCTGATGCCCTGGACCTACGATGATCCGCCGGCAGTGGCATTGAATTGGAGCGAGAGCGAACAACGGCGATGTGTGGATGCGGCCAATGCGGTCCTGGAGGATGGCGGAACAGATGAGGAAGCAATCTATGCCTGCATCTCTGCGGCAGGAAAGGAAAGAGGGATGAAAACCAAGACGTTTCGGGCCCCCATCGAATTGAAAGAGGACGGGGAAGAGGGAGAGTTCCGCGCGGTATTCTCTACGTTCAACGTGATCGACCATGACGGCGATGTGACCGTGCCGGGCGCATTTGAGGATGGGCAGAAGGTGCGCATTTCCTACTGGGGCCACCGGTGGCAGGACTTGCCCGTGGGACGGGGAGAGATTCATGCCGACGATGCAAAGGCGTGGGTCGACGGCAAGTTCTTTACGGACACGCAAGTGGGCAAAGAGACCTACCTGACCGTCAAGCACTTGGATGAATTGCAGGAATGGTCCTACGGCTTCGACGTGGATGAGGCGGACTGGGGGACCTACCAGGAGCAAGAGGTCCAGTTCCTGCGCAAGCTGACCGTGCACGAGGTGAGTCCGGTCATGCTTGGGGCAGGGATTGGGACCCGAACCGAATCGATCAAGAGCGCCCGGAAAGAGGGCGAGCCTGATACAGCGGGTGAGGACGAAGGCGAGGCCGGGGACGGTAAGCCGAGCGGACCGAAGCCGCAAGTCGTGTTAACCGAAATCGAGATCCAACTTTTGGAGGAATAGCGATGAACCTGAAAGAGCAGTATCGAAAGCTGCTAGAGGACGCACGCGCGATCGCGGCCAAAGCAGAGGAAGAGGGGCGGGACTTTACCGCCGACGAACGGCAGAAAGTTGAGAACATTCTCAACGAGGCCAAGAGCTTGAAAGAGAAGCTCGACCGGGCCAAAGAGGATGCGGAGATGGTGCGCCAGATCATGGACTTCGAGGGTCTGTTTGCGGACGCGCCAGAGCCGAAAGACAAGAAGCCCCCAGCCAAGCCGGGCAAGAGGGGCAGCTTGGGCCAGCAGTTTACCGAGAGCCCGGAGTTCAAGGGCTGGATGGAACAGTACGGCGGCCAGTTGCCGAGCAAAGGCCGAGGGTTTTCTTCGCCCTCTGTCGAGTTCAAGTCGCTGCTGAAAGACCTGATCACCGGGGAGAGCGACGACAGCGCCGGCGCGTTTGTAGAAACCGATTACACCCGGATCTATGAGCCGCTGGGACGTTACGCCCTCAACATCTTTGACCTGATCAGCCGACGCAACACCACGAGCGACCTGGTGCACTTTGTGCGACAGACCACGCGCGTGCAAGAGGCGGAGGTCGTGCCTGAGGCGAACGTGACCGAGTACAGCGGGGCCACGGGTGAGGAGAGCGGGGAAAAGCCGGAAGGGACGATGGAATTCGAGCCGGTGACGGCAGAGGTCAAGACCATCGCCGTCTGGATCCCGGCCACCAAGCGCGCCCTGTCCGACGCGGCCCAGCTCCGTGGGTTGATCGATCAGGAGCTCCGAGATGATGTGTACGAGGAATTGGAGAACCAGATCATCAACGGGAACGGGGTCGGGGACAACTTTACCGGCCTGGCGAACACGACCGGGGTCCTGACCCAGGCGTGGAACACCGATATCTTGACCACGACCCGGCAGGCGGTGACGACCCTGTTGGTCAGTGGCCGGCAGCAAGCCACGGCGTGGGTGATCCATCCAGAGGACTGGGAAACGGTTGACCTTCTCCAGGATGCCAATAACCGCTACTACTGGCAGGGCCCACGAGGGACCGGGCCAGCGCAGTTGTGGGGCATCCCGGTGGTGCAAAGCCAGTCGTTGACCCAGGGCACGGGCTATCTGGGCAACTGGCGCAAGATGGTCCTTTGGGACCGGCAGGCCGCGACGATCACCATCTCGGACAGCCACGAGGATTTCTTTATCCGCAACATGGTGGCGATCCTGTGCGAGCTGCGAGCGGCTTTGGGCGTGATTCGTCCATCGGCGTTCGTCGAGGTGCCGTTCGAGAGCGGCAGCTAGATAGGTCCCCGCCTGCGCGGGGATGACAGGAGTGAGCGCGTGCGCGTCAATGTCGTCTGCCGAAACTATTCAGAGGACCGAGTTCTACCACGGTTCAGCCGATACCTGGCAAAGGGTCTCGGTTGGCAGTTGACGCGCACGCCAGATCCAAAGGCAGATCTGATCTATCTCAGTGCCTACTTTGAGGCCACGAGACTGAAACCGTGGCCCAATGTGCCGGTGATGGCTTACTTTACCCATAGGGAAGAGGAGCCGCCTGGCAACTCGAAACAGCAGTATTTTGACAAGATGGCGAAGCAGATCGACCTGCGCGTGGCCACGGCCAAGATGTACGCGGATTTTTTGCGCAAAAACGGCCCGACGATCCAGGCCCACCCGCCGGTCGAACGGGACCGGTTCGTGATTGGCCATTCGCACAAGGGGATCGTGTGCGGGTTCAGTGGGTACACGTACACGAACCACCGCAAAGGTGAGGATCTGGTCAAGGGGATTCTCTCTTCCGGCGTAGCCAAGCAAGCGGAGTGGAAAGCATCGGGCCGAGGGTGGCCGGTGCCGACCAAGCGGTATCCCTGGAAAGACATGCCGGCATTCTACCAGAGTTTGGACATCCTGGTGGTCACGAGTAGGGTCGAGGGGGTGCCCATGCCTCCCCTTGAGGCGCTGGCCTGCGGGGTCTCGGTGGTGGTGCCTCGTGGGGTCGGATTGCTCGACGAACTGGAACAGGTGCCGGGGATCCATCGCTACAAGCGGGGGGATCTGAAAGACCTGATCAAGAATCTGGGGAAGGCGATCGAGCTGAGGCCAGAGGTGGATCGAGAGCAGCTCCGGGCGGTGACGGAGCCGTACACGATCCAGGCCTGGTGTGAAGATCACGTGAAAGCGGTCGAGGTGCTCATGGGACTCAACGCGGGAATCAACACAGATGAGGCGGTAGAGCTGGATAGTGAAGAGGACATAGAGGATATGCCCAAGATCCAGATCCACGATCCGGTGGCCCAGGGGACCGGATCCAGGCAGGGGATTTACTGCGTGGCGTTTGGGGACCCGGCAAGGACCTGCGCGCTGCGGATGATGAAAAGCGCCAAGAAACACATGCCGGAAATCCCGATCTGCCTCTGTTCGGATCGCAAGATCGGCCCGGAAGACGTGCTCATTGTCGAGCCGGACTCGGACATTGGGGGTAGAAGGGCCAAGCTGAAAGCCTACGAGCTCTCGCCGGCGGAATGGGAACACGTTCTCTACCTGGACGCGGATACGGAGGTCGTGGGCGACATCCGGTTCTACTTTCAACTCATTGCAGACGGCTGGGAATTCGTGATCTGCAAGGACCCTCACCTGATGGATACGATGCACTCGTTTCGCAGATCGAACAACCTGGCCGAGCTGCACGAGATCGAGCAAGAGCTCTATACGCTCAACACTTTGCAGTACAACGGGGGTGTCTGGGCATTCGGCAGGAACAAGCGGATCGAAGCCTTCTTTTGCCGGTGGCGGGCTGAGTGGGAAAAGCACGCGCAACGGGACCAGGGGGCCCTGATTCGAGCGATGTACCGGGATCCCCTCAAGGTGCTGGTCCTGGGCAACGAATGGAACACGTTCCCCAAGTACACGCGCGGGATCCAGACTGCGGGCTTGATGCACTACCCGGGGGATGCGCGTCGGTGGGATGGGATGATCCAGGGACGGATCG